TAGGCGTGGCTGGATAACAGTTCGTTGTGCCTTTCACGGAGACAGAGTAAAGTCTGCTCGTCTTAATACAGAAAACGGTGGGTTCCGTTGCTTCGGCTGTGACATGGCTGGTGATGTTTACTCAATCATTATGAAGAAAGAAGGAGTGGGATTCAATGAGGCTAAGCAAATCGCAGAGAGAATTACTGGCGAGAGCAACGGAGAACTACGCTCAAAACATAGCGGAGATTCTTCCGTATCTGGAGAGTCGAGGTATAACAGAGGCAACGGGTCGTATATTTCACCTCGGCTTCGTAAAGAATCCTGAGGTTGGACACGAACCTTATGTAGGTAAACTTAGTATCCCTTACCTAACACCTGCTGGTGCTATAGATATTCGCTTTCGTTCATTAGGTATTGACACAGCAGGACCGAAGTATATGTCAAGACCAGGTGCGACTACCCATATCTTTAATATCAACGCACTCAACAGAGATGATAATGCACTGATTGTATGTGAAGGTGAGTTAGATACTGTGATTGCTACACAGGCTGGGTTCACTGCCGTTGGATTACCAGGGGCTAACAACTGGAAACCTTTTTACTCACGAGTCCTTGCTGATTGGGACAAAGTTATCTTGCTATGTGATGGTGACAATGCAGGCAGAGAGATGGCTAAGAATCTAAGTCGTGAACTAGACAATGTGTTTCCTGTGTTCATGCCTGAGGGTCAAGATGTTAATGATGTATACCTACAAGAGGGTGCCGAAGGATTACGCAGAAGAGTTGGTGTTTAAGACATGACTAATCTCTCATCGTTTGACCTTGACTTTCGCCATGGACAGGCTGGTGAGAAATTAGTAGAGGATTTACTTACCGAAGGTAAGACTATTGAAGTAAAGCGTGACCGTAAGTGGTGGGCAACTGGCAACATGTATGTAGAAGTATCGTGTTGGTATCAGCGTTCACAATCATGGGAACCATCAGGATTGTATGTAACTGAGGCTGAATACTGGGCGTTTGTATTAGAGAAAGGTGTCCTTATGGTACCCACATCTCATGTACACTATGCGATAGAACACTTTGGTAGAGAAATAACCTGTGAGATACCCCCAAACAGAAGCAAAGGCTACCTAATCACAGTTGATAACCTACTAGAAGCAATGAGGAAAATGCGAGATGAGTGACGAGAGAGAACTACTATGGGAAACAGTATACAAATGTGCCCGCCTCTCGGCTAGTAGATGTGTGCGTATACATCGCAACCTTGTTACTTCTGATGATGTATACCAACACCTTAACCTGTGGGCAGTAGAACATTGGCACAAGATTGAGGAGTGGGAGTCACAAGATTCCCTTGTCTATAAACTTAAGCGCACCTTTAACAATGAGGCACAGAAGTTTGCTGCTAAAGAAAGAGCGCATCGTTCTAAGTCCACACCATCGGATGCGTTCTATTACACACATGAAATTTTACAAGAGTTACTTAAAGATGTATGGAATTATGAGCATTGGGTTGAATCTGTGGCGCACAATCCTGAGGGTGAGTTTGTTAGTAAGACAAGCAAGCCAAGTGAGGGTATGAATCGTGAGGCTATGTTAAGTGATGTCTCGTTCGGTCTTAAGAAGATACCTGAGCAAGATAGAATACTATTGGAGCGTAGGTTTGCCGAAGGTGGCACAGACATAGATGTCCTTGCTATTGAGTATTCAATTAGTGATGAGGCTTTGCGTAAGCGTGTCTCTCGTGCACTAACTAAGTTACAAGAGCGTGTTGGTGGCGAACAACCACAATGGAATAACCGTAGATACAAGCGAACAGATAGGAACGAGTAATGATAATCGGATTGAGTGGATACGCACAGTCAGGCAAAGACAGCACGGCTGAATTGTTATGTCTTAATTACGGATACCGTAGAGTTTCTTTTGCTGAGCCTATGCGAGTAGCACTCATGCGATTGAATCCTAAACTAGATAGCATCACTACATTGCAACAGTTAGTTGATGACTATGGCTGGGACATGGCTAAGCACAACCCTGAGGTGCGCCGTCTATTACAGGTGTTTGGCACAGATGTAGGTCGCAGTATGTTTGGCGAAGATTTTTGGATTAAGATTGCGCTTCGTGACTTAAGACAGGATGAGCGTGTAGTTGTTAGTGATGTTCGCTTTCCTAATGAAGCAGAAGCAATCAAAAAACTTGGCGGAACTATGTGGCGTATCAACCGACACAATCACAGTCCAGTTAATAGTCATCCTTCTGAACGCTCAATGGATAACTACATGTTTAATCATGTTATCTATAATGACGGAACACTTGATGACTTAAGTGATGAAGTATTTATGTTGGCTAAAGAGTTAGACTTAGATAAGTAAACTGTCTTAATACATAGAGAAACCCAGCGAGACAGGAGAGAATCGCTGGGCTTTTCTATGCTCACCAACCCACATGCTTCCCCTTCACGAGGGCTGGTGAACACAGTTATTTTATGGTTAGTGCTGAGGGTCTGTCAAATCCCAGCCAATACGCTGACGAATCTTGTGTCGCATAGGTGGTGTTGTGCCACCCCATACTCCGTATCTTTCATGGGCTAAGCCCCACTCAAGACATGCTTGCATGGCTGGGCACTCAATACACATGCGCTCAAAGAGTTGCTCCTCATCACGAGTAAAGATTTCTTTAGGTGGGTAGAACAACTCGGTGTTTATACCTTGGCATACAGCACCATCAAAATTCTTAGTGTTGTATCTTAAGACATAACGGACTAAGTTCAGACCCCTGCGTTTACTACCACTTACATTAGTTGCGCTGATGATGTGGTGGTATCTAGGTTTCATGTCTTAATACCAACCCTTTGCTAAGTGGTGAGCGTATGCTCGGCACACACCTTTCTTGCCATAGCGGTGGTCAAGGTATTGAAGCCCAGCCGATACCTGTTTGTATCCATCCCATGTTGGCTTATGCCCAATGTTTTTCCATGTGCTACTGAGTAACTGAGGAATACCCATGGCAGTAGATTCTTTGTTCTTTGCTTTAGGTCGCCAGTTAGATTCCTTAGTCCACAATTCATAGAGACATGAATACTGTTCAATGTTGTCACGCTTAGCAAGTTCTTCAATAGCAAAGCGTTGGTAATCGTTCTGATAATAAGCAATCACCTTGCCATGTGGTGGTGATACTAACTGTTGTCCAGTTGGTGTCTTAAGAACTAAGATAAGTCCTAAGATAGTGGCAGTTACAATCCACAGTCGTGCGTGTGGGTGTATGTGTCTTAAGTTATTACGCATGATTGTCCAATTCCTTCTCGGCTTCTTGGGCAAGGTAAGTATCTATTGCTCTGTTTTCTTGTTCAAGTTGTGTCTCAAGACACACATTACATTTCTCATACATGTAGTTCATAGTGCGTGGGTTTTTAACTACTGTTCCACAGCCTAAGCATTGCATAAGTATCATCACCATTGCTCCTTAATCTCCACATTAGTATGGGCTTTAGCAAAGTCCAGCGTTTGATACAAGCGATGGTCTGTATCTAACCAGTCAGGCTCACCCACAAAGCGAGCCTCACTATCCAGCCATGTTGCTTCGTATCCATCATGGCTATCCCAGTGCACGATAACCCTGTATTCCACACCATCACGAGTAAAGGTTATGTCCTTATCGTATGCTGTTTCTGTCTTAAGTATTGAACCTACCTCTATCATTGCTGTTCTCCTGTCTTTAGTTTGTTTTCGTAATACTCCATTACTGAGTGCCAGTAATCAAAGTCCTCATTGGTAAGACTAGCGTTGCGTTGGTCACGCGCTCGCTTAATTAGTTGGCGTGTCGCCTTGTAGTCAAGGGTGTCCATGTCTTAAGCCACAATCTCATAAGATTCACAGACCATCATGACAACATCGTCAAGTTTTGTTATCAAGTCTGACAGTTCCTCTTGGGTAAGGTGCTTGGTCATACTTGTAGTAACTGATGACTTCCAAACATTAGCCATTGTCTTGCTCCTCTGTCTTAAGTAATAAGAACAATGACTCAAGGTGGTCAAGGGCTTGTTGCTTACGCTTGTAGTTGGTGCCCAGCATTTGGTTAGCCTTCTTAAGTGTGCTTCCATGGCGGGTCATCTTCATACCTGTCTTAAGTTCTAACTTAATCCAACTGATGAGTGAGATGAGGATGTATAAGTCCACGCCTGACCCGCTTGCGCTGGTCATCTCTCCGTTCTCATTGAAAGACATGTTGTTAGCGCCGTTGGTTAATGCTTCTAGTGTGTGTTCTGGTAGTGCCATGTTAGTTATCTCCTGTCTTAAGTAGTAATTCGTTATTGAGTTTTAGTTTGATGCTGTCGGTGAGTGTGTTGTCCCACATCCCGCCGTTGTCATTGATTGTCTTATTGACTGAGTAAAGTACCCACTCAATCTCTTGTGCTGTTAGTTCCATGTTGTTCTCCTGTCTGTAGGTGTATTGCTTTTACTGTTGCTGTTGCTGATTTACATAACCCTTGATAGGCGCTGTCGAATTGGTCTGAACACTCTGAGTAATACTGAGCATCGGATAGCAAGTCGCTTAATTCTTTCTGACTTAAGACAACCTTGACTTTGCCGTTTGAGTATTCCTTGATGACCTTTCCGCTTGGTAGGTCGCGGAACTTATGGTCGTTATAGAACCTGCTTGGTACTACAACTGTTACTGAATCCATTTGACTTCTCCTGTCTTGTTGGTAATTCATACTTTGCCAGTTGGCTAGTCGGATGTCAAGCATTTTTAATGTGATGTCCGTCACACTGTGCTTAAACTTAATGTGATGTTGGTCACACTGTGTCTTAAGGCAGATACCCATCAGGGCATCCGACTTGCTCGACTAGGCATGACTCAGGAATTTCCCAGACTCCTAATGAAACTGTCCATGCATAAAAGGCGCTGAGTATTAAGACATAAATAAAGATTGCTCTTACTTGCTTGCCTCGTCTGTTTAGTTTCATTTGCTGAACTCCTTTGCATGTGAGCATCTCGATAGGGGAATAAGGCAGTCTCCGCAGTATGGCTCGCATGTGCATAGCCACATAACCTGACCGCATGGCTGGCAGTAATCACTCATGATGCCACCGCTGTTAGTTCTGTCTTAATACCTGAGAGTGCTTGAGTTAGAATCTGGATTGTCTTGATGTCTAGACTTTCCATCTTGTCCCATGATGAGACATGCTCCCCTGTTACTCGCTTGATTTCCACGAGCATGGTCTTTAGTGCTGGCTGAAACTGTTCTTTGAGTTGCTTGCGTTCTAGGTGGCGCTTGTATTTGTATCCTCTGCCACCATCTAGCGGGCGGTATTGTCTGCGGTAATCATCACACATGACCTTGATAGCAGGCTTCCACTCTTGGCGGATGTGAGCCAATGAAACCCACTTCTCTTTGCCTTCGTAGTTCTTTATTAAGACATAGCGTGTGCGGTACTTCTTGTCGTAATCTGTCTTAAGTTGTGTCTCTACGATGATGACCTTGCGCCATCTGTTGCGCCTTGCTGTCTCATAGTAAGACTCGCCTCCGCTGTGCTTGTCTGCCCAGTTATTTGAATCGCTCATGAAATAAGCGCTTCCGATAATCAGTTCTGCTCGCTTCATTTGTTGCTTCTCCTGTTCTTGTAGGTAACGGGATTGTTACCAGTGCCTCAATGGTGGCATGAACACCGCGCTTTCTTCAAGATTTGAGGCTGTGATTTTCATCACATGTTTTTATTCTGTCTTAAGTCATACCTCCTCGGTAATCTTTACGATGGTGCAGGCTTGCTTGTTAGCCTCAAGCATGGCTTTAATCTCTGCCATCTTTTCCATGCTGTCGGTGGTGTTCAAGCCTGAGAAACTTCCGCGCTTGCTGTAGATTTCGTATGTAATTTTCATGTCTTAAGCCTCAATTCTTTGTGTGTTGTTGATTGCGTTGATTAGTTCGGTGTATGAGCGAGAGTCATAGAAGAAGAAAGTCTCAATGTCTCCCCCGATTCTGATGGTGACTGTCATGGTCGCTTGCTTGGCTGTGAGATTCTTCATGTCTTAAGTCACTCCCCGTCTTTCTGGATGTAGTGGCGGGCGATGTCATCAAAGACATCAGACCCCCAGCCAAGCAATAACTCCTGCATAAGGTCGGCGGTGACTGGGCCAACTTCTTGGCTCTGGCTTACGCGAAGGACCACCCGCGATCCTTC